ATCAAGAAAGGCTTGTCTTCCAACGTAAACAGCTTTTCGCCGTCCTTGTCTTCTGCCTTCATAATCAGCAAATCAACCATTGCCGCCACAGTAGGATTGCTCATGAAGTCTTTATGCTTGCGTTGCAGCTTGTCAACGTCAGCACAAGTCAATGAGCCTGTGTAAATGGCTAGTGGAGCATCATCACCCCACTCAGCCACTTCAATCATACTGCGATTGCTTTGACGCTTGGCGGCGATACGTTGTCCTAATGACATTAGGCGACCGTACCAGTAGTCAATGCGCCGTTACCTTGAATCGAAATTGATGCTTCGACCATGCCATCAAATGATGAGTTAACGGTCAGACCAGTAACGATTGCAGAGCCACTCAGGTATGTATCGCCAGAGGTTGAGCCTTCTGGGTAAGCACCAAAAGTAATCTCTGAGCCGACAGTCATAGCGGCTTGACCATCGGTGTCGGTTTCGTCCCAGTACACTTCAACAGAGCCACTCCATGAAGTCAGGCTGGGTTTGTATGTACGGGCGGCATCGCCCATCGTGGTATCTTCGATAGTGTCAGCGGTTGAGCTGATTGAGAATGAACGGACTTCGGCGACAGCGTTAGCGCCTACCTTGACGGTTCCTTCTGAGCCTTTATGTGTAGCCATGATTTTGCCTTTCGGTTATCGGGACTTATACAGTCCCACGGGTGAAATTATACTGAACTCTTGCGGTTACGATAACCCCTCCAATCGGGTCAATTGAGCCTTCATCAGTCTCAACCGAAATGATTTGAGTGTCAAGCGCATAGCCCCCGCGAGTTCGGTCTACGTCTAGCGCGTTCTCCATCGCCTCAACCAACTGGTTGCGAGCGGTGTCCAATGAGGTAGCCTTGACGTAACCAATCATTTGGTAATCAATGCTGCCCTCGCGTAATATGTCTAAGCCACCAATGGTGGCATCCTCGCGTGTCTCTGTGGAGGACTGAACCAGAATAGCAGGGAATTGTGCGTTTGATAGCTTCTCGAAATCAAAAGGCTCACGGGTGACGTACTTGGCTTGCACAGGCGTAGTCATAGCCCTTAGTGTGGTCACTATGTTTGCGGCAATTGATTCTCGTTTACTCATACTTTAATTCGCTTAAAAAAGAACTTCCGCAATCTATCTTGCTCAAGCGCGTTAAAACCAAAGAACGGTCTGGTCTTATTGTTAAACGCTGCCTTCTTCGCCTCTGTTGCCCGTGTAAAGTAAATCTTGGCAACGCCAGACTTAACCTTTGCACTAGCCATTGCACCAAGCATCTCGCCTCGCAAACTCAGATTTACGGGGCTGGTGGGTGCGCCACCGAATCCTATTGTCCTATCAGTAGAAGCCCAACCCTGACCTTTACGTTTAACGTACTCAGGCGTATATGCTTTAAATGCACCAGAGTACCCAACGCCTTTTTTTGTCCTATCCAAAATCACATCTGTACCGAACTGAGCCGTTTGAATCAATGCTCGGTCAACAGCCTGCGGCATCGACTTCTGCATCTTTGATAGTTCTCGCTCCAACTTCTTGGAGTCAAAAACCATGTTTATGTTCATCGGTATAGGCGTCCGTGGTTAATCGGGCGCTTTTCCTCATCGGTAATCACTGAGTCATCATTGGCATCGTACTCAACGCCATCCTGCAAAACGCTCTCAAGTTCCTCCGAATATCGGCTTTTGTAAAACTCAATCATGTTTTGGAAACGGTCGCCATCAACCCAGTTCGTGAGTTTAGGCAAAGCGTACTTCCACAGCACCAGATAAGACGCTGTTTTAGTCCATTGAGAATCCGTTAGCAGGGTAGCGTCCATTTCAGACGCCAACTGCAATTTGGGATACCACTTAGACCGAATAACACGCTCAATGTCGGCTTGCGCCAATGCGTGCTCATTAGCGAATGAGGCAATACCAAAATCCAGAATATCTGGAACGATTGCTTGCAAGTCTGAATCTGTGCTGAACGCCATTTGTTAATCCTCAGTTAAAAGACGCCCCCACACCACTATGATGCAGGGGCTTTCTTTTACTTACAGACCAGCGTCAAAGTACATCTCGACGCCATAAGAATCGTCCAACTCACCGACACCGTAGATGGCGGTAGCGTTCAATTCCCATGCGCGGTTAGATGCGTCACGCTGTGGCTCGATGTTGAAGTCACGCTTCATTGCCAAAGCCAAGGCTTCAGGAGCAAAAATCGCGCCTTTAGCATCGCCTGAACCATCGATAGTCACGTTAGCAGACTCGAAAATGTCGATGCCAGCGATAGTGCCGACATAGCCATTACGCATTGCTTCGTTCTGCAAGTCACCGCCATTGGGGTTGGCAAAGGTGTTTGTCAGGTTAGCTTTCAAAGCGTAAGTCTGATAGGGGTGGAACACACCAACGATGCGACCCATTACCTTGTTGGCACGCAGGGTTGCAGCGGCTTGGAACAGGTAAGCGGCAGACAGTTCGGTAGTCGTAGCACCCAAAGAGCTTGAGAAGCCATCGAACAGAGCGATAAGGTCTTTGTCCATCTTTGTGGCGATAGCGTTACCCAACACCGTACCGAGTTCTTCAGCAGGGTTGCCAGCGCCCATTGCGGCAAGGTCAGTCAACAACACTTGTGCGCCAACTTCAGCAACCGTGATAGACACGCTTGAAGTTGAAACAGCGGTAGATGACATATCCGTACCTTCGGTCAGCGCGGCGGCTGTGATGGCTGGATACTTGGGCACTTGAACTGTTTTACCAGCTTGTGCGTCGATGTTGTAGACGGTAACAAGGTTACGCAACAGAGATTGCTCTTCTGCGGTGTAACGTGCTTGTGCGACGATATTGACAAACAAGTCGTCTAAGGTGCTTGAGGTGGTTGCTGCCATGATTTAACTCCAGAAAAAAAGAAAGTGGTTATTTGCGCTTTTTACTGGCGGCAAAGGCTTCACGCCCACCGTTTTCCCAGTTACTTAGCATCTGAGCCACAGAACTTGGCTTCTGTGTCGAGCCTCCAGCATTGCCACTTGAGCCAGCACCACCAGCGGAGGCGCGAACAAAATGAGGATTAGCCGTTAAGAATTCTTCCATCAGTTCATTGACTGATAGCAATTCACCGTTGTCATTGTAGCGAATACTTCCGTTCTTATCAAGAATCTCGACTTGACCGTCATCGCTCAATCTGGTTTGACCTTTTAGCAAAGCCGAAACCTGTTCGGGTGAAACTGCATTTTTAGTTGATGCGGCATTTAATAACGCACCATCAACTTGAATCTGGTGTAGCTTTGCAGTCAACGATTGAATTGTCATGTCTTTCTTTTCGACAGTCTTTTTCAATACGTTTTCAAACTCGCCACGTTCCTTCTGGCGCTCTAACTCGGCTTGCTCACGTTCTGCCAAAACGCGCTTTGCTTCGTCAATGTCTACGCCATCGGTCATTTTCTCAAACCGCTTACGCTCTCGCGCTAAACGCTGTTCAAGAATCTTATCGACATCCGCTTGCGTGAATGTCTTACTTGCCCCACCGCCTGATTGCTCATCGCTTGGTGTACTTACTTCATCATCCATGATTTCATCGCTCATGTGCGTATCCTCTTTCGAGTGGTTAAAAAACAATTACTTGGATTTCTTCTTTTGTGTAGAGGGAATCCAACCCGTTTTGCGTAATGTACCATAAACGTAAGCATTAGTTCGTTCTTCGCCTAAACGCTTTTTCTTGGCTTCTTTACGCAATTCCATTTCTAGCTTCTTTGGCATGGCTAACCCCTAAGTTGAAACGCCTTCTGGGACTTCTTGCTCGACATAGGGAACTTCAGCAGCTATTGCCTCAAGAATCAAATCTTCTATGTCGCCAGAGGTTGCATAGTTGATGCCAGTGATAACAGGCTCAACACCAAATTTATCTATATGCAACTGAATAATGTCTTTAAATTCAAGAACCTTCATTTAAATACTCCTTAATTATTTCATCAAACCTTGTCGCCATGTTGGGCATCCTTTGCTGCACAAGCTCCCAATACTTTGTATTTCTCAATGCAAATAGGTTGGCAAAAGCCTCTTGTTGGCGAGAGCCCTTCCGCTTGTAATAAGAAGTTCCATGTCCATGACCTCCAAACATTGTCCACATTTTGCCGTGGCTTAGTGCGTCAACAATATCAGAGTAGTTGCCAAGTTCATCGTCTTTTAATACCTTTTTTCGTATCGTATTACCATAAGAATTTGTTACTTCTTTAAAATCATAAATTTCGGCTTGAAGTGACTTAACTGAATTTTCAAACATTGCCGCCTTGTGCAGATTTAAACCTTTCCTGTCTAATTCATAAGCTGCAACAAAAGCCTTGTC